CCAGGCATTGAACGCGGATTTCTTCGGGTTTGACCCTGCCCGATGCGGATATTCACGCCAGACCCGTTCGAACACGTCAGGATAATCAACTCGTCCCGCAGACGGTCCCGGCATCTCCCGGGTTAACCCAATCGGCTTCCCGCTCATCGCGGAATCGGCATCAGGCTGCTGCGGTTGGTGCTGTTGCTCCGGTTCGACGATCAGCACCTGCTGCACACAACGCCCGGAATCTGCTTCCGGTGTCGTGCCAGTTGGTCCTGGACGCTCAGTCAGAACGGGGCAAGAACTCCCCCTGTGGGTCCGTGGCGATTTTTTCGCCATGGACCAGAAGGGTTTTATCTCTTTCCTGTTCCTGTTCCTGTTCTTGTTCTTGGCTTGAAAGGGGCTCTGAAGGGGCTTCAATTTTCCGACATGATTCACGTCTGACATCCAGGTGGAAATCATCCTTATATCTATCATAAAAGGATGATAAAAAAGGATTTTCCAGCAACGCGGAATATTCATTTCTTACCCCAGCACAACGGTTATCGCCAGGTTTCAGCGATTCACCAACCTGCCATGCTGCCATTTCATGCACCCATACAACCTCAGAATCATGGTCATAGCTGCAAAAACCAGCCTCGCAAGCCATTTGAAGCCCCTTAGAAGCCCCTTCAGGATCAAGTCCGGTTTCGTGAGCAATGTACAAAACAGGCAGGTAATAAAGGCCCAGCATATTGGAATGAGGCGAGGTCATCATATACAACGCCACTACCATACATTCCGGACCAGACTTCCTTAGTTTTCTCCCTGTTTCGCCTAACCAGAACTGAGGTGAAATTGTTGCGTAATTACGCATAGTCCCCTCGCATACAAGATTTACTCCATACCGCAGACGGTCCCGGTATCTCCCGGGTTAACCCAATCGGCTTCAGGCTGCTGCGGTTGGTGTGACTGCACATTGGTGTGACTGCACATCTTCACAGACGGTCCCGGTATCTCCGGGTTAACCCAATCGGCTTCAGGCTGCTGCGGTTGGTGTTGTTGCTGGCGAAATTCTTCCAGATGTGGCAGAATTATTCCCGTGTATTGCTCCATGCCCTGCCTGAATATCAGATATTCATCAGGATTTGCTCAGAACGTCCGGCCCCAACCGGACGTTTTTTATTTGCATGAACGTTAATGGCATGCTGGAAAGCCCGGCTGATCGGACTGATATCAGATGCCATCTGAAACGCGCATAAAATCGCCGCGATGTATCGCCAGTCGGTACGACTGACCTTCGATTCATGACAGCCAATCATCTTCGCCAGTCCCCTTTGCGTCAGAGCTGACAGGTTGATAAGTAAATCCGTTTCAGCGCGATCGATATCGCGCTGTGATAGTTTGCTGTAACTTGTTTGTTCCATTTCTTAAGATTTCCAATAGTGAATAGTTAGTTGAAAGGTATGCGTGGAAACGCATATGGCCTTAGTTGGTCAGATATATTGGGACTCGCTTTGTCAGCGACGTAGGACGAATGTCCATTGTGAAAAGAGCGGTGTTACTTATGCAGTTGTTTTTTTGTTACTTGGGAAGGGCTTTATTTCTTCCGCATAAACGCTTCCATCAGCGTTTATAGTTAAAAAAATCTTTCGGCCTGCATGAATGGCCTTGTTAATCGCGCTTTGATATACGCCGAGATCTTTAGCCGTCTTGGTTTGCCCAAAGCGTATTGCATAATCTTTCAGGGTTATGCGTTGTTCCATACAACCTCCTTAGTACATGCAACCATTATCACCGCTAGAGGTAAAATAGTCAACACGCACGGTGTTAGATATTTATCCCTTGCGGTGATAGATTTAACGTATGAGCGCAAAAAAGAAACCATTAACACAAGAGCAGCTTGAGGACGCACGTCGCCTTAAAGCTATTTATGAAAAAAAGAAAAATGAACTTGGCTTATCCCAGGAATCTGTCGCAGACAAGATGGGGATGGGACAGTCAGGCGTTGGTGCTTTATTTAATGGCATCAATGCATTAAATGCTTATAACGCCGCATTGCTTGCAAAAATTCTCAACGTTAGCGTTGAAGAATTTAGCCCTTCAATCGCCAGAGAAATCTACGAGATGTATGAAGCGGTTAGTATGCAGCCGTCACTTAGAAGTGAGTATGAGTACCCTGTTTTTTCTCATGTTCAGGCCGGGATGTTCTCGCCTGAGCTTAGAACCTTTACCAAAGGTGATGCGGAGAGATGGGTAAGCACAACCAAAAAAGCCAGTGATTCTGCATTCTGGCTTGAGGTTGAAGGTAATTCCATGACCGCGCCAACAGGATCCAAACCTAGTTTTCCTGACGGGATGTTAATTCTGGTTGACCCTGAGCAGGCTGTTGAGCCAGGTGATTTCTGCATAGCCAGACTTGGTGGTGATGAGTTTACCTTCAAGAAACTGATCAGGGATAGCGGTCAGATGTTTCTACAGCCACTAAACCCGCAATATCCAATGATCCCATGCAATGAGAGTTGTTCCGTTGTGGGGAAAGTTATCGCTAGTCAGTGGCCTGAAGAGACGTTTGGGTGACAAGAAGCACAGGTATTAACAATAGCTTTCATGGTGATACGAATCAGTGGCTAAAAAAGGCGACTTTAAGCCTACCCAGAAAGAGGTTGACCAAGCTATTACTCGCTTGAAAAAAGTAACTTTTAGCGGAGTTACATGGACCGGAAGTGAGGGACGAACCCCAATCTGGTTTAAATTGGATCTCAAAGCTTTTGATGAAATTGGCAACCCAATCACAGGCATAAGATTTATGCTTCACTGGCGTCCTCCTATCGTTGAAGGGGTGGATATAGTGAAGATTTCATTTGTGATGTTTCTTCATGACAGGCGCATTTACGCGCTTGATCCGTACCCTGCGGATAACAAGCCACACCGTAATAAATCTATAGTGAACCATCCAGATTTTGTTTGAGGTGGCTCGAGGTCCTCACTATCACATGTACTTCGAATCAGCTGGGGAAGAAATTGCACTTAAGCTTGAAACGAACATCAAGCCAGATGATTTTTTTGGCTACTGGAATTATTTTTGCGAGGCGCTTAATATCATATATGAAGGCAGCCCACCTTTACCTAATCAAGATAAATCAGGTCAGTTATCATGGGAAATGTAACGTGTTCAACAGTCATATCTAAGCTCGGGTTTGAATGCCACCCAATGAGCGACACGTTGCTGCGCGTTATTAGTCCATTCACATACTACGATGATTAGTGAGCAGATAAGTGTATTCGTTCAAGAGATGAGTGGTCAGTATAGGGTTACAGACTACTGCGATACATTGATGAATATTGAATCACGCGGCATCCACCTGACTAAAAAGAAAATTGATCTGATCAGGTCATCACTCGCTTCGCAAGGAATTTCATTAAATGACTCTGGAGAGATATCTGCGTGGGCAGATGAGTCGTCCGTTGGACAGGTAACTGCAAATGTTATTCGTGGTGGGATTCTTGCATCCGCCCAAACTGCTGATTGGTATGCTGAGGTCAAAGACGATAAGTTCGAAAAATGTGTAATCAGTTACTTAAAATCAGCAGGGCTTGGGAAGCGACTAGCCTTAAAGGAAAAAGTGAAAGGTATTAGTGGGCATAACATTACTGTTCCGTTAACGCTAAGGAATGAGTCTCGACTAATACCACCAAAACGCGGGTTTACGGTAAGCCTTGCCAGCAGTAAGGGATGGAATACTGCCCACTCAACAGTTGGGAAGATTGTTGACTTAAGTCAGGTCGTTCCTGACATAAACAATAGATTTGTAATAGTTGACAGCGATGGGTTAACACCTGAGCTACAGCAACTATCACTACTATTTAATGATACCGCACGAGTGTTGCCATTCCATACCAGAGACTCTTGGATTGAGTCTCTGGTAGCCTAGAAAAACCCGGCCTCAGCGCCGGGTTTTCTTTGCCTCACCCCCCCACCTAAAGACACATAACCAAATGTATTTATTGAAAAATAAATAGATACAACTCACTAAACATCGCAATTCAGATCTCTCGATCACCTCCCAAGCCACTCAACCCTGCAAAAAATAAATCCATATAAAAAACATACAGATAACCATCTGCGGTGATAAATTATCTCTGGCGGTGTTGACATAAATACCACTGGCGGTGATACTAAACACATCAGCAGGACGCACTACTCACCAGGGCGGTGAATATACAACGATTCAAATATGAATCTACGGCGCTGACAAAGCGCAATAACCAAAGTGAACTTTGGGGTGTGGTGAAGGGTTCATGGACGGGAATATGTCGCACGTAAAGCGGCGGGGCCTGCGGGACTATTGCCGAATTGAAGTAGGCCGAAACAGGTCGAAATGGGTCTCCCACCTACCACACCACCAAAGTTCATCAGGAGGTCTATATGACACGCAGAACTCAGTTCAAAGGCAATTCACGCTCTCATCGTCGTGAGCGTTTAAAGGCAAAGGCATTAGCTAACGGCGTGCTGGCCCGCGAAGAAGCAATAAGTTCAGAAGTATTACACCGCCCTACTCTAAGCAGAGCGCAGATTCAGGCTAAAGGTACTCACGAAACGCCTGAGCGCATAGAAGACGCTAAGCCAATTAAGTTCATGGCACAGGACGTGATCTGGCAACAGAAAGAATACAGACGCAATCTGGAGCGAGCAGCCATTGTGTACGCGAATGAGTTTGGACATAAGCAACCAGAAACTGGTGTATGTCTTCCAAACGTAGCCATTTACGCGGCAGGCTACCGGAAATCAAAACAACTGACGGCGAGGTGATTGATGACCACGCCTTCAGTTTTGCCGCAAAAATTATGGCGTCCGCTTGCAGAGATTAAAAACTTCGTTGAAAAAATGCCTGATGGAGTTCGCCTTACGGAAGTTACTAAAAAAGTTAAGACATTTGCCGAACTGTCAGGAAAGGAGAGAAACCAGCTCATAGATTTTATCGATAAACGGGAAAGCATCATTGTATTTAAGGTCAGAAAAGAAGGTTCTGGTAACGGAGTAACCTTTTTCCGCCACAAAAAATATGGATATCCCAAACGGGAAGGAAACGTCACAATCATTAAGGACCTTCAATCAAAATTATGTACCAGATGCGGGCAGACAAAATCAGTCAATGATTTTTATTCAGATGCCAGCAAGCGTGACGGGAGAGCCATTTATTGCAAGAAGTGCGAATCTGCAATGAAACGCTCACGCAGAGAATGCAACAAATTAATTCTGCAACAACAGGAACCTGAAATGAATAACCTCAAAGCAGTTTCACCTTCACCAGAAATACTCAGAAAACAGGCTGAAGAATTGCTGAAAGCCGCCGAAATTGCGGAGAAAAAACGCCAGGAAGATGATGCATTCAACAAAAAACTTGCGCCCTTAAAACTTGAAATTCTTCAGGCCGCCGGAAAAATGCAGCTTAAACTGGACGAATTCATCGACTGTATGGATGAAATGAATAAAGCAGTTCAGAAGCTTAAAGAGCTGACCGCCTGATATTAATAAATTGCAACTACCGGAGTTAACTATGAATGAAACAGAACTGAAGCACATTATCGCCCTGCTTCTGGAAGATGCCAGACAGGTTTATCGACTTAGCCCAAATTCCGCAACGCTGACACGCATCCAGATGGCAGAAAAAGCACTGAAACAGGACAATGGAAACGGCATATCCAAATTTAGCGCCGCCAGTGAAAATGAAGTAATAGAAATAAACAGCAATATCAGCGACAGTTGCGTCGCTTACAGCCACCAAATAATTCGTGTAAGTGCAAGAATAATGGAAGTGATGGCAAGTGAGCTTGAAAAGAACAACATCAAACCCACTGATTGTTGTTTAAGAACCGTAATGAACGTTATTTATTACTCGATGTTCCGAAGTCGCTAACAGCGTCGAGTTTTTCATCAAAAAATGATTCAAATGCATCGTAAAATACGGCAATAGCACCGCCCTTATCTACCGCGGCAGGAACTGCCTTTTGAGGTATATCTTTCTCCCTGAATTGTGTGTTGTAGGTATCGACAGCCAGCCGCATCAGAAACATCACTTTTTCTTCTTGTGTCATAAATTCACTCTCCTTACGGGGTTTGTAGTTGAGGAGTTCTCCACGGGTGAGGTGGAGATCGTGCGCCGGACACGGGTGAGTTCCGGCACTCTCAGTTTACTGAACAGACATTACCCTGAAAGCCAGGGTACAACACGAAAGTGCACGGCGAAGACTCTTACCCATTGAAGGCTTGTCGTTAGATTTCTTCGACCGTGCGCTTCCGGTTGTGAATAACAACATTGCTGTGTGTAGCCCTTGGCGGACATCGGTTTGCCGATTGCTGATGTCCGCCCTTTTTAAAGTGAATTTTGTGATGCGGTGAATGCGGCTATGCGCACGCGGAACAGTTAAACCGACAGGATGTCACGGAAAGTCATCGTCCCCTGACCCGGCGTTAGTTGTTAACTGGTTAACGTCACCCGGAGGCACCAGGCACCGCATCAACAAAGTTCATTTGTGAAAATGGAGATAATTATGATTGCTCATCACTTCGGAACTGATGAAATACCACGTCAGTGCGTGACGCCTGGCGATTATGTTCTTCATGAAGGTCGGACATATATCGCTTCAGCAAACAATATTGAAAAGAGAAAACTCTATATTCGTAACTTCACAACAAAAACATGCATTACCGACTGCATGATTAAAGTTTTCATCGGGCGCGATGGCTTACCCGTAAAAGCAGCGTCGTTGTGACGAGTAATAAAATACACCTTCCATATCTGTAACAGACAAGCCGAAATAAAACCGCATTAATTATCAATCACGGAAAAATCAAAATGAAAGAACTTGCGCAAAATGAAATATTTTCCAAAACCAGTCCTGATGCAATAAATGAACTCAAAGAAATTGCAGAACGCATCAGTAAAATATGCAAAGAATACAAAATCGACTTTGTATTTTCTTTTTCAGTGCTTACAGAAGTTGGAAATAACGAATATAAGGACAGTCGTTTTGTTTTATGTGGGTTAAATGGCAAAACACCAAGCCCATATATTCATGCTGCACGTGAAGTTGTCAGAAGCAACATTGGAGTACAACAAATCCATACACTTGCACAGGCTCTTGAGTTTGCAAGAGAAAATTCTGAGTGCGACTGCCCTGAATGCCAGCACGAAAAGGGAAAAACAACTCACAAAACAGCAAACCAGGCAACCTTCCACTGAAATAAAAATCCGGCAGCGCAGGCTACCGGATTTCTCCCTGCGTCACCGTATTCGGAGAAATCAGACAAAGGGCCGCTAATTCTAATCCAGCCAGAGGTTTAAATACAATGAGCGCTGATAAACAGACTTTTGCACTACACTGCGAAGCAAAAAACGATAAAGTCAGAAAACGCCTTGGCATCAAAGGCGGTTTTTTCTGGACCGAGGCCAGAAAACTTTCTGTCGCAGTTTCCCGCTGCATTGCAGCCATGGACGATGCAGGCTACGACGAGGATGATTTCAAAAAACCCGTTCGCGTAAATTTCCCCGTCGTGAATGACCTTCCACCGGAAGGCGTGTTTGATACTGAATTCTGCAACCGCTATGAAAAAGGCGGTAACGATGGCATCACCATGATGGCTATCCCCTTCGATGACAACATCAACGGTGAAGATGCCACAACTGCTGGCGATGACAACGATAACCTGGACGGAACTATTCCGGATGATGTGGAGAAAAGCGAATCCCCGGACAGCGACGATGACTGTTCTGAGTGTGAAATTCCCGTCGCCACTCTGAGCCTTACTCATCGCTTCCTTCACCTCTTCTTATTCAGCAAAGATGAAGATGGAAAATACCGGCATCATGCCACACCAGAACAACGCAATAACGTGATCCGTATGGAGATGGACACAGAGGACAGTTACCTTCAGAGCCTGCTTACTGCTGTGCGCGCCGCGCATCATGAACTGGATAAACTGACGAACTATCACCTTAGTCGCCTGGCTGAATCTGTAGGGAAAGCATTCCCCCACTCTGCAAATCATCGCATCAGCCCGGCTGAATTCGACAAGTTCATTTCCACCTGGATGAAAACTGACTACCTTGATCAGGGCCTGCTGACAAAAGAATGGCAGAACGGAAATTATGTTTCAGGCATTACCCGTACGCCTTCCGGTGCTAACGCTGGCGGCGGAAATATTACCGATCGTGGTGAAGGATTCAAACATGATAAGACATCACTCGCACGAGATGTAGCCACCGGCGTTCTGGCCCGTTCAATGGATGTGGATATTTATAACCTGCACCCAGCACACGCAAAACGCGTTGAAGAAATCGTGTCAGAGAATAAGCCGCCCTTTTCTGTTTTTCGCGACAAATTTATCGCCATGCCCGGTGGGCTGGATTATTCCCGCGCCATTGTGGTGGCTTCCGTGAAAGAAGCACCAATCGGCATTGAGGCCATCCCGGCACGCGTGACTGAATATCTCAACAAAGTGTTGACCGAAACCGATCACACTAACCCGGATCCGGAAATCGTGGAAATTGCCTGCGGTCGCTCATCAGCACCGATGCCGCAGCGCGGAACAGCAGAAGGAAAACATGGCGATGAAGAAAAGCAACAAGCATCGGACACAATGGCTAATGAACAGGCAGCGCCTGAATCAGTGGAAGAAATTCCAGTTAAACATAATGAGGACACGCAATCACTGGAAAATGTCTCATCTGTAGAAACGAAATACCAGGAACTGAGGGAGGAACTCAATAAAGCCAGGGAAAACATCCCCCCAAAAAATCCAGTCGATGCCGACAAATTACTGGCTGCCTCGCGTGGAGAATTCGTTGAAGGCATCAGTAACCCTGCTGATCCGAAGTGGGTTAAGGGGATCCAGACTCGCGACACTGAGGACCAGAATCAGTCCAAAGTGGAACAAATTGCCCCAGAAGCGGGACAAAACAGCCCGGATACGCAACAAAACGGGCCAGAAGAGCAACAGCCAGGGCCAGTAATGCAACAGGAAGTGGAAAAGGTTTGCACCACATGCAGTCAGAACGGTGGCGGCCATTGCCCTGACTGTGGTCCAGTAATGGGAGATGAAACTTACGCTGAAACTTTTGGAGAAAATGACGCCGCTGATGGAGAAGACTCAGCACAAACTGAGGAGAAGATCATTCAGGAAAACGCTGTTGATGCCGCTCAGGAGGGCGAAACCGTTGTTCAGAACGAGCCAGGCAGTGATACGTCCGGCGATGACGCCAATTCTGAGCCAGTAACTCTCGACTGGAAAAGACAGCTCGTGATTGCCGCCGTCTATGGTTTGTGCGCCAACCCCGCATGTATAGCCACAGCGCCAGCAATCCCTGATATCGCCATCATGATTGCCAACAGGCTTGAAAATTTCGGAGGTGATAAATCATGAATGCCTGGCTTATCCCCGATCGCATTGAAGAGCAGTCATGGGCACGACACTACCAGCAAATTGCCCGTGAAGAAACTGAAGCTGAGCTGGCAGACGACCTGGAAAAAAGGTCTGCCCCCAACACCTGTTTGAATCGCTATGCATCGATAATCTGCAACGTCACGGGGCCAGCAAAAAAAGCTATTTCCCGTGCATTTGATGACGATGTCGATTTTCAGGAACGCATGGCAGAACACATCCGCTACATGGCTGAAACCATCGCCCGTCACCAAATTAATATTGATTCACGTAGTACTAAACGGATGAGTACAGCACTCGCAACGCTGGCAGGGAAGCTGGCTGAACGTGTCGGCATGGATTCTGTCGACCCACAGGAACTAATCACCACTCTTCGCCAGACGGCATTTAAAGGTGATGCCAGCGATGCGCAATTTATCGCATTGTTGATCGTCGCCAACCAGTACGGCCTTAATCCCTGGACGAAAGAAATTTACGCCTTCCCTGACAAGCAGAACGGCATCGTTCCGGTGGTTGGCGTTGATGGCTGGTCCCGCATTATCAATGAAAACCAGCAGTTTGATGGCATGGACTTTGAGCAGGACAATGAGTCCTGTACATGCCGGATTTACCGCAAAGATCGCAATCACCCGATCTGCGTTACCGAGTGGATGGATGAATGTCGCCGCGCACCATTCAAAACCCGCGAAGGCAGAGAAATCACCGGACCGTGGCAGTCGCATCCCAAACGGATGTTACGGCACAAAGCCATGATTCAGTGTGCTCGCCTGGCCTTCGGATTTGCTGGCATCTATGACAAGGATGAAGCCGAGCGTATTGTCGAAAATACTGCATATACTACAGAACGTCAGCCGGAACGCGACATCACCCCGGTTAACGAAGAAACCATGTCGGAAATTAACGCCCTTCTTACTTCCATGGAAAAAACGTGGGATGACGACCTGTTGCCGCTCTGTTCCCAGATTTTTCGCCGCAACATTTACACATCTTCAGAACTAACACAGGCTGAAGCTGTGAAGGTTCTTGGATTCCTGAAACAGAAAGTCACAGAGCAGAAGGTAGCAGCATGACACCGGACATTATCCTGCAACGTACAGGGATCGACGTGAGAGCTGTCGAACAGGGGGATGATGCGTGGCACAAATTACGGCTCGGCGTCATCACCGCTTCAGAAGTTCACAACGTGATAGCAAAACCCCGCTCAGGAAAGAAATGGCCTGACATGAAAATGTCCTACTTCCACACCCTGCTTGCTGAGGTTTGCACCGGTGTGGCTCCGGAAGTTAATGCCAAAGCACTGGCCTGGGGAAAACAATACGAGAACGACGCCAGAGTCCTGTTTGAGTTCACCTCCGGCGTGAATGTTACTGAATCCCCGATTATCTATCGCGACGAAAGTATGCGTACAGCCTGCTCTCCCGACGGTTTATGCAGTGACGGCAACGGCCTTGAGCTGAAATGTCCGTTTACCTCCCGGGATTTCATGAAATTCCGGCTCGGTGGTTTCGAGGCCATAAAATCAGCTTACATGGCCCAGGTGCAATTCAGCATGTGGGTGACTCGAAAAGATGCCTGGTACTTTGCCAACTATGACCCGCGCATGAAGCGTGAAGGCCTGCATTATGTCGTGGTCGAGCGGGATGAAAAATACATGGCTGGTTTTGACGAGATGGTGCCGGAGTTCATCGAAAAAATGGACGAAGCACTGGCTGAAATTAGTTTTGTATTTGGGGAGCAATGGCGATAGCCGTAGCAACGAGGTGAAAATGATATGACAGTTAAGGAATTCTACCGGTGTTCGTCCTGATCCAGCGCGGGCAATCTTTCGTCGATGCCAACAACTATCCGGTGGAAATCTGCAAGGTAACTCTTACTCAGGTGATCTACCGAAGACTCGACGGCAGAACCCGAGCCACTTCAATTGGTGCATTTAATGAAGAATTTGAGCGAGTCGACCACAACGAACTACACATGATTAAAGCGGAAATTGAGAAGGAAATGCATATTGCCAGCCTTCGAAAAATGCGACGTACATCAATCAACTGACAACCGCCTTCGGGCGGTTTTTAATGGCAAAAATATGGATTCACACAGTATCACCCTCAAAGAGGCCTGTAAGTTTCTCAAGATATCAAGGCCAACAGCTGTTAACTGGATACGAACGGGCCGACTACAGGCAACCCGAAAAAATTCTTCCGGTAAAAGATCACCTTATCTCACAACCCGGCAAGCCTGCATTGCAGCACTTCATTCACCGCTGCATACTGTCCAGGTGAGCGCGGGTGATGGCATAACAGAGGAAAGAAAATGTCACTCTTCCGCAGAGGTGAAATATGGTACGCCTCGTACTCGCTCCCGGGCGGGAAGCGAATTAAGGAGTCTCTTGGCACAAAGGACAAGCGGCAAGCTCAGGAGTTGCACGACAAGCGAAAAGCAGAACTCTGGCGAGTAGACAGACTGGGGGATATGCCAGATGTCACTTTCGAAGAAGCCTGCCTGAGATGGCTTGAGGAAAAAGCCGACAAGAAATCCATCGATTCCGATAAATCCAGAATCGCATTCTGGATTGAGCATTTCGAGGGAATAAGGATTAAGGATATATCGGAGGCAATGATCTACTCAGTTATCAGCAAAGCGTATAACCGAAAAACAAAGGAGAGATGGAAGTTGCAGGTGGAGGCTGCATTAAGAAAAGGGAAAGAACCACCAGCCTATATACCTAAATCGGTGAGCACGCAAACAAAAGCAACACACCTGGCAATGATCAAGGCTATTCTGCGCGCCGCAGAGCGAGACTGGAAATGGCTTGAAAAAGCACCTGTAATCAAAATACCTGCCGTAAAAAACAAACGCGTGAGATGGCTGGAAAAAGAAGAAGCCAGGAGACTCATTGATGCATGTTCTGATCCCCTGAAATCTGTAGTTAAATTTGCACTGGCAACTGGCCTGAGGAGATCAAACATTATTAATCTGGAGTGGCAACAAATCGATATGCAGCGACGTGTTGCCTGGGTAAACCCTGAAGACAGTAAGTCAAACCGCGCTATTGGGGTCGCACTGAATGACACTGCCTGCAAGGTGTTGCGTGATCAAATAGGCAAACATCACCGCTGGGTGTTTGTTTATACCACTGCTGCCAGAAGGCCTGACGGGACAATGACACCAAGCATCAGAAAGATGCGCCTGGACTATAACACATCGTGGTTAACAGCATGTCGTCGGGCAGGAATTGAAAATTTCCGTTTTCATGACCTCCGCCATACCTGGGCCAGTTGGTTAATTCAGTCAGGTGTACCACTGTCAGTACTTCAGGAAATGGGCGGCTGGGAGTCTATCGAAATGGTGCGTAGGTACGCACACCTTGCACCTAATCATTTGACAGAGCACGCGAGGAAAATTGACGACATATTGGGTGACGATGTCCCAAATTTGTCCCACCCTGAGGTTTTTGAGGATGCAAAGAAAGCATAA